CCCGAGTTCTGTCTCCGAACTCTCTCCTCCATCCCATCTGCATTCTTTCCGGGATAATCACTATCTACTGTTCCAAAGCCGCGGAAGAGTACGCCTAAGTTGAGATATGGCTCGATCTCCCCATCTATAAATGCAGGGGAGTGTTTGAGGAACTGAAGGCGGCGAGGTTACTCAGTGGGGGTGTCATCCACCTCCAACAAGTAACCCACCTCTCGGAACGCTTCCTCGAGAAAACCTTTGGCTTGTGCCTTCGTAGGCAACATACCGTGCTTCGACTCAAAATCGCACAAAATCTCATTAAGCTTGACCGAGGCCAGACTAACGGCATAGTTGTTCATGAACGTGGTAAGAACGCTACCACTGTACAACCGTGCCACCCCTCGCGTTTTAACCTTTATACGCTCGGATGTCTGTCCTGGGGGGGTGCAAGTAAAATCTAACTCCAATTGCTCAAAAAGGAGTCTAACGTACGGCCTGGCATCTCCAGGGACACAGCTCATCATAAAGTCCTCTATAGACCTCATCAGAGCTGGACCGTGGGAACCGTCACAGGCCGAAATGTCAGCATTGCTAATCAGTGCTCCATCTGAGCACAAAATCCTGCAAATGACATCGTCGGAAAAGTAATACACACAACACCACTTCTCGGTGCCGTACAAGAGTCTCTCGAACGAGGCCCTCAACGAAGAAATATCCGGAGAAGGAAGGAAATAAGATTCAACCATCGTATCCATATAGCCAGAGGCCATACTGTACTTAAAGTAATCCATCATCCAACCCCCCATCATAGACGCGGTTACGCCTAGATCCCCTATCACGCGGGGCTTGTGAGACGCCAAAAACTCGCAAGTTTTGACCTTCACCACAACCAAATTCTTTCTAACACCGTGCACTAGCGGGCAGCCCTCCGACTCCCACTCTTCGAACGCTCTGACGCGGAGCGCTCGCTTGGGGTGCGTAGCATACGCCCAAGTTTTTATCGAGAGAATCACTTCACTCTGGGGGAATACGTCCACCACCTTCAACCTCAAGTCACTCTGGAATTTTTCAACACCCTTAGCGCTACCCAAGAAAAATCTTTCCTGGTTTGCAAAGAGTGCATCATCCAACCCTTCGACTTGCGGTTTTCTAACCCCGATTAAACGGAGAATACCCTGGGCCAGGCCAACGGAGCCTGAACAAGGGCAACATAGATTGCTCGTGAACCACGGGCCGCCTACGGTTTTGTACCTCGACGTCTCCACCGGTGTGAATCGGGGGAGTAAGTCATCGCCAAAGAGCACCTGCCTCTTGCCAATAGAAACGGGCGCTAACGCGGGACGCACCTTGTACATGGAAGGCCAAACACCGGGTGTTTCCATAAGTCTGAAAACGCCCATGTGCACCATGTACTCGATACGCCCCGCGGGCAATCACCCCATCCTCTTCGACGGAGGGGTGCCTTCCTTCAAGCTAATTGAAGTTGAGAAGAGCACCCTCTCCGCCGAAGAAACTTCGTAGGCCCTGGCTAAGGACTGCACTATG